GTTCATTCTCCTATTGGGTTTCTTGTGTTTCCTGAGTCTCGTTACGACTCAAGGAGAGTTCCCGGAAGAGTTCGAGCGGGACGTAATTGAGGGAGGCCATGCGCTCATCCCCGCCGGGGACATCGGGAAGGTCTTCTAATTCGCGGATGTCGTTGACAGAGTAGGCGCCGATGGTGTGCATCGTCTGAAACCAAGACGCACGGGCGGTCCAATCGCCGCGCAGCTCGCCCATCATGTTCCTCCGAATCTGTAACCCGGCTTGTCGCTGACTAGGGGAAAGCAGCTTGTAGGTGTCCTCCTGCTCGAGCATAGCGACAATAGGGGAAAGCGTGCGCTGCATATACTCAATGGCGGCCTGAACGTTGCTGTTGTAGGTCTGTTTCCCGACGCCAAGTTTGTACAGAGGGACATTGAACAGACGTCCGATGTCTTCAATGGTAGCGGCTTTGTTTTCGATGAACTGAGCGTCCCGGTTGGTGCCAGAAATGGGCTGGTATTTCACCCCGAGATCGAGCACAGCCGTTCGGAAAGCGTTGTTAGAGCCGCTATACATGGCGTCCCAGTTGCGGCGGATGTACTCCTTTTGGGATACCTTTTCACCATTTGGTAGCGAGACTTGCTTTCCAGCAGAAAGATCGGTTTCGGTGGTCAGGACGCCGGAGGGGCGGCCCCCGTTGGAGTAAAAAGACTTCTCGTATTTCTGCGCCTCAAGGGCGGCTTCGAGGATGGCGGCGCCGCGTCTGAGGTAGCCGATCCCTTCCAGGCCGTCGTTGGAGAACGCCTTGTAGTGGAGGACATCGACCGGGTAGAACCGGTGATATTCGTGGGTCCTGGGGTTAATCCCGAGGTACCACAGCTTGCCGTCATCGTCAAGCCAGGGCTGCATATAGCCCTGGGGCATGGGGATCAGCTCAACGGGTACACCGGTACGCTCATCGCGGATAATCAGAGCGTAGGCGTTGCCGTAGAGGATTCGGCGGGTTTCCATCAGCTTATGATAGTCAAAAGCGGTCAGGGCTTCGGTGGGGCGTTCGGTGAGCAGGCGCAGGACGGGGGCAGTTTTGCGTTCCCGCTCGTTGGTGTTCATGAGGAAAATGGGCATTTTTGCGATGCTATCAGAAATCATCTCGACGCAAGCGTTGACGGCAGGGAGTTTGAGGGCAACCGTTCCGACGCCGCCAAGCAAGGGGCCGACGCTGGACCAGTCGGGGTTATGGGAAGTAAGGGGTTCTTGACTTTGTCCTTCATTGGCGTCGACCTGCGTGAAGGAGTTCCAAACATCGCGGATTTTGCGGGTTAGATTTTGGAGGAAGGGCAAAGTGAAAAACCTCTTTTCGGTTGAGAGAGTTGATAAATTTTGCAAGAAAGCGGGTGGAATCCTGCAAAAAGCAGGGGGAATACGGCACGCACGGCACGTGCTACGTAAAGGCAGCAAGGGACGGCAACCAAGGAAAAGGCGCTATCGGGGGCAAAAGGCATGGTCAGGGGGGCCAAAAGGCGCTGCCGGGCTAAAAAATACAGCATATGCTAAATTATCTTCCCAACTCCCTTTTATGAGAAAAAGTGGGGCAGCGGCTGGCCTAAGATACTTTTGGGGGAGTTTCCGAGACTGTAACCTGGTTGCAGAGAGAAAGGAAGACTGAGCGTGTAAGAGATTCCCAGAAGAAACCCTTTTCGGCTATTGTTATCGGGGAACAGACTGCCTTAGAGAAAAGAAAATGAGCGGTGACTACCTTCTTACTATTTCTAGTATAAATGTAAAAAACTGCTACGTCTTGATTATTGATTCCTGGCAGGCGTGTTTTATTTTTTTAATTCTTTATTTTTTTCGTTCTTAATAAAGGTATACAGGGGGAAAAACCGTATTTTGAGAAGCCGTATTCCAGAAACAAGCAGGCCAAACGTTAGAAAAGCCGTATCTTGAAAACAAGCACTTTTCAGCTAAAAGAGTCGATAATTCAGGGTATTTTTGGGAATTTGGCGTTTCGGGGCGGAAAGGCAAAAACCCTAGCCAGGAAAACCGTATCTCGAAAACAAGCACTCTTTTTTTCTCGGAACTTTTCGAGGCAGAAGAGACTACATTTCAAGCAAAACGGGGGAAAATCTCCTGTTTTTCGGGTGTTAAGGCAGGCAAGGCGGTCGAGAGTATCCCGAACCAGTCGAATCGGTTGAATCCATCGCACGATTTTTTTTCTGGACCTGTCGGATTCTCTGTTGAGCGAGAAAGAAATAGTCGGCTTGGATCTCAATCCCGATGAAATTGCGGTCAGTCTGGACGCAAGCAACGCCAGTCGAGCCGCTTCCCATACAGTTATCCAGTACGGTATCGCCGGGGTTCGTGTAGGTGCAGATGAGGTACTGCAAGAGTGCAACCGGTTTTTGGGTGGGATGCAAGCCGCGCTGTTTCGCATTCGGGAAGGTCAGGCAATCGCGGGGGAAGCGGCGCCCATCCAGGCTAACAGTTCCGTAAGAAAGTCGTTTTCCGTAGTTTGTGCTGTCATGTCGCCCTGACTGCCGAATATAGGGCATTTTATATTGGAACTGGGGGTTATAAGTGGTGTAGAACACAAGGATATTTTCATGAGCTTTCATGGGCATTTTTCGCGCATTCAGAAAGCCGGTGGGGGCATTCTTTTCCCAGATCCACTCGTAGCGAAAGAGCGCACGATTGCTCTGCACGAGATCCACGGTAAAGGGCATTTGGGAGAAGAGCACAATGGCGGCATGGTCTTTGATTAGGCGGGAATAATGCGCCCAAAGAGCGGGCAGAGGCAAAGGGACATCCCAGCTATTGCACGTTGTCCCATAGGGCAAATCGCATAGAATGAGATCGATGCTGTGGGCGGGGATATCGGCCATTTGTTCGAGGCAATCGCCACAAAGTAGCTGTACCATGTTGCGGTTCTCCTTTCTTCTGAGGCCGCGTCGACGGCAAGGCCGAATTTTCGAGAGACAGGTGCGGGAACAGAGCCAACAGGGAAAGTGCTGGTTTCCCTTTAGAAAAGGCGTGTGGGGCAAATTTAAGGGGGTATCGCTAGGAGGATTTCTTTGGTTGAAGCTGTAGCAGCTTAGCAAGGGGGTCATTGGCAGCGGGGTCGTCGGGGGGACGCGGGACAATGAGCTGACAGCGTTTCGAGATGGTCAAACCGAGGTCACTAGCGCTCCGACTACACTGGGTAAAGTAGCGGGTCTGGATCTTGGACAGGGTTTCCATGGTGCCGATGTCCTTAGTGGCAATGGCCTCTTGGAGCTGTTGGCTGATATGGAGGTAATCCTGTTCGGCCAGGAGGTACCGGGCGAGGCAATCGGCGTCGAGGTCGGAAAAGATGCCGAGTTCAATGAGGCGTTTGGCGATGGCGCGGAATTTCTTCTTGAGGGTATCGGAAAGGTACTTCGGGGGTTTGACGGTTTTGGGACAAGGGGCCTTCACCTCGACGGTTTTTCTCGTTTCGATTTCCGCTTTCGTCAGGTGTTTCCTGCCGTTAGCCTGAACCACCTCAACGGGCTGCCGTTTTCCAGCCATGAGTCTTTTGCCTCCTTTCGTCCCCGTGGGGAATTTTTTTCGTGCGTACCTGTGCCATGCGGTCAAGGCGCTTTGGCCTGTTTTTTGGCGGTTAGGGGGGAGTCTTTAGCCGCGCCGGTTTTGCGCCTTTTTCCAGCTCTCCTGGGCGGTTTTCCGGCTGTGGCAGCTATGGCACAAAGACTGCAAATTTTTTTCGTCGGTAAACCTTGACCAATCCCCTTCAAATGGTGTAACATGGTCTATGTCAGTAGCGGGCACGCGGTGCCCGTACTTGGCGCACTCTTCGCAAAAGGGCTGTTTCAGCAACTGCTTGGGTCGGAGCGTATCCTTCCAGATGGAGAGACTGTACCACCCATGCCACGGTTGCGGCTGAGCATTTCCCTGTGGGCGCGATCGCGGCCTGAGCCGCTTGTGTTTGTCGCAATATCCGTGACGAACCAGCACAGAGCATCCAGGGAATCGACACGGACGCATCGGCAGATTGGGCATACAATTTCCCCCTAAATAAAAGCAAAAGAGCCCAATACGCAGGTGTGCTACTTCTGCATATTCGGCTCAAGGCTCTCCACAAAGACGGTGATAATAGCTTTGCATCTTCGGCATTTGTACTCTAAACTCGAGATTCGCGTGTGTTTGTTGACCGGGAAAAGTTTCTGCTGACATCGGGGACAGACATACCATCCGTTTTTGACCATACTATTATTCACCCGCTCTCAAAAACGAAAAAAGCCTAACACAATAAAAGTGTCAGGCTCAAAGGCTCATTAGACGAGTTCTTATATTTGATTCAGTATAGCATAAGAAGCCAGGCATGTCAATCCTTTTTTGCTACCATTTTACGATTTTATTTACCCGCTGTGCCTGTTCTTCCTGAGTTAGCCGGGTATAGATGGTAGTGGTTGCAATGTTGGAGTGTCCCATCAAGTCGGCCAGCTCCGCGATTTCGCCCCCGGCGTCCAGATACTGCACGGCGTAGAAGTGCCGGAAGGAATGCGGGTATACGACTTTAACGGGAATGCCGTACTTCAACGCCAGCTTCTGCAACTGCAACGCCACCGCTCGACAAGAGATTTCCAGGCCGTAGCGGTTGTGAAGCAGGAAGCTGCTATCAACCAGCGTGTCCAGGAACCGCACGCAGCAAGAATCCGCCAAGATGTTGGCATTAGGCAGAATGATCGTCCGAAACTTTCCCTTGGTCCACAGTTCGGCGTAGCCGTTGTATAGGTCTTTCTTGCGTAGCCGGATTGCCTCATGAATCCGCGCACCCGTTGTAGCCAGCAGCTTAACCGCCAAATACCACTGTCCGTCACCGTCCTGCCGCAAGCCCGCCAGGAGCTGCTGATATTGTTCCATCGAAATAATATTGCTGATTGTATGCGGATGTTGAACGCGGTCGGTTCGGAGACGGCTGTCGGGGTCTTGGAGCATCGTGCAGTAGGCATTGAAGGCGTTGACATAGGTGTTGATGGTAGAGGGCTGCAAGTCCCGCTTGCGAAGCTCCTTCTTCCACTCGATCCCCGCGCTGCGGGATACGCTATCATGCGTAGCAAAGAATTGCTGCATGATGTTGCAATACCGATGGATGGTGCTTTCCGCCCGTTCCTTGTCCTCCAGCCAGCGGCGAAACTTCTGCAAACTCAAGGAATCACCGCGTTTCTTTTCTCATCTGCTGCGGCCAGAATGCATTTCAGGATATAGCTATCCATATGTACAATCGGAGTATTCAGATGACGTCCCTCATCGATATTCAACCAGAGATTGGTTAGATCCCGTCCCGCTAACTTTAACACGGCATCGCGAATCTGTTGCAGCGGGATTTCCTGCTTATTCAAATAGAATCGACGAGCGGAACCATCCTTTGGGTTATAGGCGTGTATGCCTAAGTCGGTGACAAACTGGCAGATTGCCTTAGGCGTCCCTGTGGCTCCCGACCAGCTCCTTAACATTCGGCCCAAGTTCTTATGCAGGCAGTAATCATACCAAGCTGTTTCGACTAGCTCTTCTCTTGATCTTGTTTGACCGATAGTTGGCTCTGTTTCCCGATATTGTTCACACAGCTTTATCAGCGGGGAAAAGATCTCTTCGGGCACTTCTTCGGGCAAGCGCATAGTATGGGTGTCTTCCCAATATGGCTTTTGGACGGCAGGCGCCACAACCGATTTGATTTTATCAACCGCATGGCCG